AGACCGTAAAGATGCCGATACTACCCTGCAAGCAAATATTGATAAAGAAGCCTCAGATAGAAAGGATGCTGATAAAACCCATACTGATAATATTGCTGCTCTTACTCAGCGAGTTTCGGATTTGGCTTTATCAATCCAAGATGCTATCAATACGGTTAAGAATGAGTTAACTGCTCAGGTAAATGCCAATACTACGGCAATTGCTACTAACCAAGCAAATATCACAAAGAACTCTGAGGCAATTACTGCCATGAATAAAACCATTGCCGATAACTACAAGGAAGTTAAGGATATGGTTAATGAGGAAATTGTGGACCGTACCAATGGCGATAGTAATCTGAGTTCTCGTATTGATACAACTAATATTGCTCTTGGTACAGAAACAGCAGAACGTAAAGCAGCAGACCAAATTCTTCAAGTAAACCTGGATAAGGAAGTTGGAGACCGTAAGTCTGCAGATACTGCTCTTGAAACTAAAATTGAAGGTCAGATATCTAACTTAAGCCAACAGACTTCTTCAGAGATTACTCGGGTAGAGGGTAAGGTTACTCAAGAAGTTAAAGACCGTAAAGCTGCCGATAAAACTCTAAGCGATAGAATTGATTCCTTGGAAACAGGTTCTACTGCAGGTTTAAATGAAATCAAAGCAAAGGTAGATGCTAATACAGTAGCAATTACTACTGAGAAAGACCGAGCAACCGCTAGAGAGAATGCTATACAGGCCAATTTGGATACTGCAATAGCAAATCATAAAGACGAAGTAAACGGTTTATCTAAGGATATATCCGATGAAGCCAATACTCGTTTAGCTGGAGATACTGCTCTTCAGGTGAACATTGATAAAGAAGTTGCCGACCGTAAGAATGCAGATACCCTATTAGAAAATAAGATTGCTCAGGAAGTATCAGACCGTACAACGGCTATCCAGGCAATTGAATCTAAGAAGGTAGATAAGGTAGATGGTAAAGTACTTTCTTCAAATGACTTTACCGATATCCTTCTGATGAAATTAAATGGTATAGCTGAGCATGCTAACTATATCACAAAAGTTTCAGAACTTCTGAATGATTCAGGATTCCAAACAGAAGCCGAAGTAGAAGCTGCAATCCAGAAAATTATTGGTTCTGCTCCCGGTGTATTAGATACACTTGAAGAGATTGCTAAAGCTCTCGGTGATGACCCCAACTTCGCAACAACCATAACTCAGAAGTTAAATGAGTTAACTACGAAGATTGAGACAGAAACCGAAAAACGAGTTGAAGGTGATGAAGCTTTGGATACCAAGCTTACCACTCTGAGTACTACCTTAACCAAGACAGTAGAGGATTTAAGAACTTATGTTACTGAAACTCGTACTGAACTACTGGCAAGGGCAAATAACCAAGATGCTCTTATCAACCAGAACTCTGCCAATATTCAGAGAAACCTGGAATTAATCCAGGGTATTCAGAATAATATCTCTGGCTCTTATTTGGAAGTTAAGGCTTTACTTGAAACCGAAATTGCTGCTCGTAAAGCAGAAGATATTCGATTGGAAGCCAAGATTGATAAGAACTCTACTGATTTGGCAACTGAAGCAGAGGAAAGAAAGGCTGCTGATAAGGCTCTTCAAGATGCTTTGGATGCTGAAGAAGCTGCAAGAATTGCTGCTGATGCTGCTTTAGGAGTTCGTATTGACACCGAGATTGCTGAAAGAAAGGCTGCAGATAAAACCTTACAAGATAATATCACTGCTGAAGAAACTGCCCGTACAGAAGCTGATACTGCATTGGGTGCAAGGATAGATAAAGAAATCCAAGACCGTACCAATGCCGACAATGCTTTGGGAGTTCGTATTGATGATGAGGAAGATGCAAGAGAAGCTGCTGATACTCAGTTACAAACGAATATCACTGCCGAGGAGACTGCTCGTAAAGCTGCAGATAAAACCCTACAAGATAATATCGATGCAACCAATGCACATACCATTAATACTCATCGTTTGGATTCAAACCCAGTACTTAATGGTACCGATATTAAATTAGATGGTTATTCTGAAAATGAAGGTACTACCATTACAGACTTGGCAATCAATGCTACAGATACTACCTCTCAGGCTTTCGGTAAAGTTCAAAAACGTATCAATGTAGATAAGTCAGAAACTGATACTAAGATTAACAAAGTAAAAACGGCTGTTGGTCTTACAGACAGTTTGGGATTACCTGGACTTGATGATACTAATTACCTGGCTGGTTCAGAGAACCTTGTATCGGCAGTTAAAGCGTTGGATAATCAGATTAAGTCTTCTTCGGATGATGATGGTGCTGAGTTAGCTCGTATTGAAGCTAAAGTAGATAAAGAAGTTCAGGATAGAACTGCTGCTGATACGGCATTAAAGAATGAACTTAAGGGTAATATCAATACTGCTAAAACTGAGCTTCAAGGTAATATCGATGCAGAAGAAGCTGCTCGTATTGCAGCAGATGAGGCATTGGATACCAAGCTTACTACGGCAATCAATAAAGAAGTATCAGACCGTAAAGCTGCAGACACGGCTCTGAAAGAAGAACTCACAGCAGCAATCAATAAAGAGGTATCGGACCGTACAACAGCCGATAATACCTTAAATACCAAGATTGATAAAGAGATATCAGATAGAACTTCAGCTGATACTGCTTTGAAAACTGAACTCACTGAGGATATTGATGAGGTATTGGCTGCTCTGGATGCTTTCAAGGCAACTAAGGCTCAGGCTAATGGTTTGGCATCTCTGGATGAAAATGGTAAAGTACCTGCAGGTCAATTACCTTCTTATGTAGATGATGTAATCGATGTATATGCTACATATGATGTATCAGATACTAATGAGGTAACTAACATCAAATTGTATACTGATGCTGACCATACTACTGCAGTAGTTGGTGAAGCTGGCAAATCTTATAATGATATTACCCCAGACCATCCAGGATATCAATTCCGTTGGTCAGGTACTACTTGGGTACAGATTGTTTCTGGAGGTTTAATCATCGGTGAAATCACCGGTACTGCATTTGATGGTGCTAAAGGTAAAGCTCTTGAAGCTGTAGCTAATGGCTTGCCTATAAATTCTGTATCATCCCTGGTTAGATTCGAGGCTAATGGTAATAATGTAAACTTACTTTACGGTTCAGCTTCTAAAGGTAATGGTAATATTTATAAGGCTAATCCATCTTCTTCTATTAGCATACCAGCAGTTACTACTACTAAGGCAGGTGTTATGACTGCAGCCGATAAGGTTAAGCTTGATACTACCTTGCCTAAACAAATCTCAGATGAGGTTGCTGCAAGAACTGCTGCCGATGAGGCAATCAGAGGAGAATTGGCTGATGATATTGCTCAAGAGGTATTGGATAGAGATGCTGCCATAAAGGTTGCTAAGGATGCACTCCAGGCAAGTATCAATAAGGAAGTTACAGACCGTACCAAGGCAGATGCTACTCTGAAGACTACCCTGGAAAAAGCCATTGCAGATGCTAAGACAGAACTGGAAACAGCAGATGCTACTCTTCAAAGTAATATCACCAAAGAAGTCAATGACCGTAAGGGAGAGATTACTAGAGTAGAGAAATTAATCACTGATGAAGCTGCAACTAGAGCTCAGGCAGATATTGATGTAAATGAGAAGGTAGATTTACATATTGGTAACAAATCTAATCCTCATGGAGTAACCAAAGCTCAAGTAGGATTAGCCAAGGTTAATAATACATCGGATGCAGATAAACCTGTATCTACTGCTCAGGCTACTGCTATTGCAGATGCTAAGGCTGCAGGTACCAATGCTCAAACCAATCTTACTACTCACATGCAGAACATGAGTAATCCTCATGGAGTAACAAGAGACCAGTTGGGATTGGGTACTACTGCTGAGATTATCTTTAAGAAGGTATCTGCTCCTTCTGGTTTATGGAAAGAATCTGACGAAAGACTTAAGACTTTCATTAAACCTCTGGAACATACTCTTGATGAAATCTGCTCTATTCCTACCGATTCATTCCTCATTAGAGGTACTCATGATATTGGTACTATTGCTCAATCCATCGAAAAACATTTCCCTGAATTAGTATCTGAGAATACGGTAAAACCTGAATCAGTTCCTAATCCTGAGGAATTCGAAAAAGTTGAGAAGGATGGAGAAACCTATATCCTGGTTAAAGAAGTAGATTATTCTAAGATGTCAGTATTGGCAATCGAAGGTATCAAACTTCTGAAACAAGAAATAGATGAATTGAAGAAACAACTTTTATTCACAAACTTGGATTAATATGGGAGAGATAGCAACTTGGAGTGCTGTCAAAACTAAAGTAGGCCTTGGTAAGGATTCAAATGAATGCCCTACCAAGGCTGAATTGTTAGCACTCTCTCCTACAGGAACGGGAGAAAATTATGTAGGCTTGGAAATCTCCAATGCTAGTTCCTATGGCAATAATGAAACTGTAAAGCTTGAGGATATACACAAGGTAACCTATAAGTATGTATTTACGGTTGAGCATCCAACATTATCCTTTACTGCTTTGGGAGGAGTACCAACGCCTTCCAGTGCAAATGTAGCATCTACACGGGAGAAAATATTGGATGGAGTGGCTACAGGTACTATAGAGAGGGTAAATTATGCCTATCCTGCATTACCAGATTGGCTTACCTTGACTGCCGATTTAGGATATAGAGCTTCAGAAAATACTAACCTTTCAGCAAGAACTTTTGCTCATACTTTAACTCAGCAAGATTCTGGTAAACAATTAACCATTACTTGTAATCAGGTAGCTGCAACTCAAACTTTCGAGTATGTATTTAAAACTCAGTATCCAGGTATAGACTTTAATGCTCTTGGTAAAGTTAGTTCGGCTAATAATATTTTAGGATTTACTTCTACTCGTCAAGAATACAGAAATGGTACTGCTTATGGAGATAAGGTTACTATAGAGTATACCGGTTCTGCTCAACCCGATTGGATTAACCATGTAACTGGAGGCGATTGGTCTGCTCAAGAGAATAAGAGTACTAATTCCAGAACAGGAACAGTTACCTATACTCAAACTGAATCAGGTAAGAAGGTAACTGCTACTTTTACTCAAGCAGCTGGTGTAAAAACTTATGGTACACCAACAGTATATCTGGGAAACATTGCAGATATCCCTGCATCAGGAGGAACTGCAGCTACACCTACTTATACCTATTCTCAACTTTGGGGATGGAATGGTAAAACCAATGATGGTGGTACTATAAGTTCTGGAGCTTCAGTAGTATGGTCTGAAAATATCTCTGGTTCTAATCTTGGCACAACTGCAAAGGCAAGAACTAAATTAGGAAGCCGTACATTAACCGTTACTCTTAATGATAAATCTGGCAATGCTTCAATTGATATATACCAAGCAGAGAATAAAATAACTAACGTAACTCAGGGTACATGGGTAGTTTCTATTTCGGCAAACCCAAGTACATTTACTGAGCAAGGTGGTACATCACAAATCTCTGCAAGTGCAAGGGCACCAAGAACTAATCATTGGTCTTCAGGTGCAACTAGGGCAGCATCTGATGCTATTGGTACTCCTACACTTAGTATACCTACTGCTAGTACTGGATTCAGTTTATCGGGTACTACTTTGACCGTTGCAGAAAACACAACTGCAAATCAAAGAAGCGTAGTAGTAAGGGCAACTATGGATACTGTATATAAAGAAGTTACGGTAACTCAAAGTGCATACTTAGTAGAATGGCGGTATACATTCACCGCTTCACCAACTACTTTAAGCTTTGATGCTTTGGGTACTGCTAAGTCTATTACTATTACTAGTTATCGTGAAAAGTATATTAATGGTTCTTTGGTAGAGGGTTCTAGAGAAAATGTAAGTTATATACATGCAACAAGTACTGAACATATTGGAACTGTACTAGGAACAAGTATTAGTATGCAAGAGAACCAAACTACTTCTACAAGGAGTGGCCAAGTATCATACGAACAGAATGGTTCTAATAAAGTGATTCGTATCACTTGTAATCAGGCTGCAGGTACAATATCTACTCGAGATGTATTAGAGGTAGTAGATAATTTTGGTGATTCACCTGCTGTAAGAGGAAGTATTTTTGGTTTGGTTAAGTCGGGATATTATGATGTAATTAATGGTAAGGATTCTACTTGGCATAATGTTACACCAACTCTAAAAGCCAAATCTCCATACATTGTCAAGGTAGAAATTATCAAAGCTTCTGGAGATGGTTATAATATAGGAATTACTCTGTCTGAAAATACTTCTGAATCTTCTCGTAGAGCAAATCTTACTTTAACCTATGGTAGCAAGGAATTAGATATGGCAACTACTCAAGCAGGTGCTAGTGTTGCTTGGTCTTATGAACTAAAGGTAAATAACGGTACTCAAGATTTAAATCAACAAGTGCCTGCTAAGCCTAGTGGTACTTACTCTTTTACCATAAGTAGTAAAAGGTATAAGATTGTTAACGGTTCTGTTACAAGTCAAAGTGAAGATACTACTTGGACTACGTCTATACCGGGTTCTCCAAGTTGGATTCATGTAGAAGAGCAATCTAATACACTCATAGTAACCGTAGATGAGAATACAACTACTAGTCAAAGAAGTGCAGATATCGTTATATTTCAAACTGGTAGTAGTGATACTTCGATAACCTTGACCGTTGAACAACAGGCAGCTACGGTAACTACCAGGGATTTCATTGATTATGTAGAACCAATACCTTCTGGAGATTTTTCTGCATTGGAACAAGCTGTTACTGTTACACTTCAATCTTACAGAGAAACCTTAATCAATGGTAAAGTAACGAGTAAAGTTGCTGTTCAACCTGATTTCGATTTGGATTCTACCGTTACCAATTGGGCTTCTGTAGATTTAATTAGTGGTAATCCTATCAATTACGAATATGATTTTGAGGTTTCTGTAAAAGAAAATACTACTAATCAAACTCGGTCTGGTAGTGTAATGTTTTATAATGGTGCTGCCGAAGTAGAGAATGGTTGGGCATTTACTCAAGATGCTGCAACAATCTCTACAAGGTATGAAATATCTTGGACTGCAAACTATAGTAATGGTACAGTAGAAGAAAACGTAACAGAAGTTGAATTAGAAGGTACTACGGGTATGGAAAATTCTGTAAGAATGGATTTACACATACTAGAATATACTTCTATCAATGGAGTAGAAGGTACTCCTACTTCTTGGGATTCTAGAACCATAGCTGAAAATAACTCGACAATAGCTTCACCAAGTGGTCAGGTATCTGCTACTCTACAATGGGATTCTGAAAATGCCTTTATAGGTATTAGTAATTCTGTACAGAACTTATCAGAATATCCACGTACTCATACCATAACTTTATATAATCCTAAAGTTGTAATTAACGGTAAAGAGGTAGGAACAGTACCTACCATTACCTTATTGGTAAATCCAGTACCTTATACTAGAGTTTTTGAATTCGGTTGGAAACAAGAAGGAAGTACCATTACTAATATTACTCTAGAGGGTGATATATATGGTAGTAGTGCAGGTAGTAGGGATATTATATCCTACGTAAGCTTACGAAGAGATAGAGTAGAGTTTACCAAGAAGTACGTCAAACCTACGTTCATACCACCTTCTGAAGATTGGTTGCAAGTTATTGATAATGGACAGAACCCAGATAACTCCTATAACTGGGCTTTCAGGGCACTAACCAATAACGAAGGAAATTCTGCAAGAAATCTGCAAGTTAGATTTGAACAACCTGGTAACGGTAATCAAGCTTTATATGCCTATGTTAGCCAAGACCCCATGGATGAAGGTTATTTAAGGGGAAGGGTAAATAATAATGGACCTAGAGCTATCCAATTAAACACTGTTAAGGATGAACAATTTTTAGGGAATATCAATATTCAAGCAGGTAATTTCTATGGCTTAGGTACTTTAGCTCAAGATGCCATTGTTATTGAAGTTAATGTATCTGTAGCAGGTACAGATAGTAGTACTTATACTCAACAAGTAGAATTAAGTAACTTAAGATTTAGTGAAAGCGGTAGACCTGTAACTATCAGTAATGACCCAAATCAAAATACTGATTATGAATATTCATGGGAATTATATCCTAATGCCGATGTTCCTGCTAGTTTTACAGTAAATATCAGTATGCTATCAAGTGATGGAGATAATGATAATGGTATTCGTTTAGGTATAATAAAAAAGAATACTGATGTTTTCCCCATTGGGACTCTCATTGGTAATTTAACTTTAACTCCTAAAGACCCGACTAAGTTACCCATATTACTTTGTGCTGTGTATCATAGATATTCCCTTAATCCTTGATAATACGATACTATAGCATTATTAATGTATATGGCCATATACGAATAACTTTAAAAATCAAATTTATGTTTAACAACTTAAAACTCAAAAATTAGGGGAGTAGAAGTTAAATCTGGTGGTGAGGGCGTAATCGTCGCTGACCGCGGTTGTAATGATGGTTGCTGTTGTAATGGACGCAATTCAGGCTGGGGCTCCGGTTGGGGTGCAGTCGGTGGTGCATTGGTAGGTGGTGGTTTTGGTGCTGCTGCAGTTTCTGTATGGGACAAAATCAATGACACTAAAGCTGACATTCAGAAAGTAGAGTCTACTGTTCAGGAAGCAAAGGCAGGTATCTATAAAGATATTTCTGATGCTGCCAGAGGAGTAACTCAGGAAATCGCTCGTCTCAACCGAGTGGTAGATGCTCAAAGAGACCAGAACATTATCCAGTCTGTAGTTGCCACTCTTAAGACTACATCCACAACCCCGGCTTAATAATGACCGTCGTCATTACGTAAGCCAGATTAGGAAGGAGTGCATCTTACATAGGTGTACTCCTTTTTTCGTTTATACCCACCTAAAGATAAAACGATATGGAAAGTGAAGAGATTAAGAAAGAACCAACCAATAGAAATCAACTAAAAGATTTTACTATTCAACTTACATTGCCTGCTCCCAATGCAGAGATAGCAAAGGAAGTAGCAAATAAAGCACAGTCACTCATTGACCAATTTGGATACTATCAATTCTTAAACCTGGTAGACTTTATGCAAAGGAATCCAGGTGCAGTATCATTTGGTTTTAAACTTAATTAATAAAAGATGAACATGGAAGATTTGATTTTTTCTAAATTGCAGAAAGGTGATACTATATACACCTTAGAGAGAGAGACAGACGTTCTGGGTATCCAATCTTTGATAAGGCCCAAGTATTAAAAGTAGGTGAAAGCAAACCTAGAGCCACTGGCCCAGATGGAAGCTTTGCCGCAAATACAGAAATCGTTATTCAAGATTCTGTATCCTCTTTGACAATATACCTTCCTACAGATGCTGCAGAAGGTATTCATAATAATATTTATTACACTACCGACTTACGCAATATCGTAAACGAAGTAAATATCCAAAGGACTACTGCTGTAAATATTCTCAATAACCGAGAGAAATATGAGGCAGTAGTTACTGAATGTGATAATATCTTTCATACAATCGAGGGTATGCTAACTCCTCAACAACAACCAGCTCCGGCTTATAAGCAAGAAGAGTTCGAGGCTTTTAAAACCGAAGTAGCAGAGAAGTTATCCATGCAACAAGATATTCTTATGAAGATTGCCAGTGAGTTGGGATTAAATAAGAATAAAGATGGCAAGCAGAAAGGTTAACATAAACCTCTCGAATAATCTATGTGATATTCAGATTTATGTAGACCCCGTTAAACAACGTCAGGCTGAGAGGTTGATTGCCAAGACTCCAAGTATCATGAAGCTCGGATACGAGTTAGGTACTAGAAAGTTTGGCAATCAACTTCTTCGTATAGTAAGGCGTAGTTTAAATAATGGTCTACCTCCACCTGGTTCCAAAGTTTCTTGGCCTCCTCATGCTACTGCTACACTTAAGAAGTATGGAGCACATACTTTATTAAACCTTACTGGTCAATATGCAAGGTCAGTTACAATGGTAACTCAGAAAGATAGAACCTTTGTTGGTCTTCCTCCAGGATTAAGGAAGATAACATACTCTGGTAGAACTTCTCGAAAAACACTTAACCAAATTGCTATCATGTTGGAGTATGGTAGTAGAGATGGTAATCTTCCACCTCGTCCTTTATGGAAACCTGCTTTCGAGGCAGCAGGTGGAAACGTAGTTTTAGAGAAAGAGATACGAAATCAATTAAGAAAAGAACTTAGAAAATATACAAAGTAATGGCAGATTTTGAAGCAGATAAAACATCTGGTACTGGTCCTGCACTCGTAATGGTACATCCGTTAAAAGTGAATGATACAGAAGCAGATAAAAAAGCCATCCTTACCATTACAGTTAATGGAGTACCTAAGACTGTAAATCTTATTCAAAAGAAAGGCAGCCTTAACTACGAATACAAATTAGAAGTAGATAAGGAAGCCATAAACATATTGGGTAAGGGTGGCTCTGATACTTTGGCAATCACTTCTCAACGTAGGGAAATGATTAATGGTACACCCCAAGGAGATTGGGAAAATGTAGAAGTTACAGCAGAATTCCTAGAGGAACCTCCATTTACTGCTGGACTAAGATTTACTGATAATGAAGAAAAGACTCTAGAGGTATCCATTACTTCTAAGAATCATACGGAACAGCCTCTCAGTGGAACTTTAACTATCAAGCAAGTTGGTGGTCTAACTAAAACAGTAATTGTAACTCAGGCAGCTGGTGAAGTAACCTATTCTTATAATATAGAACCTTATGTTAATGTAAACTTAGGTAATATAGGATTAGAGGGTTCTTCTGGTTTTACAGTTACAGGTTATAAGTATAAATACATCGAGGGTAAAGAAGTAGATAAGAGTGTAGCTTCTTTTAAAATACCAGCTATTGGTGAACAAAGGGTAGTTATTAATTCTATGCCAACTACTTCAACTACAACTTATTGGGTTGATGGTTATGGTAATGTAGCTAATACTTTTATGCCTACTTTTTCAGGTACAGCTCATGCTAGACAATCTCAACTAGCTATATCATCTATATCTGGAGATTGGGATGTAGAATTCTCTGATGGTGGCAAAGGTACATTTGGTATATTAGCAGTAAGAAGTTTATGATATGGTAAATGCAGAAGAAATCGTAGAAAGAACCTTTTATATTTGCCTATTACAAACAGCACTTAAGAAAGGTTTAACTCTTAACCCAGAAGACTACTTACCTTTATCACAAGAAAATGAAAAAAGGTTTCAGGCAGACAAAGATGCCATGCCTAAATTCATCCCAATATTTGGTATAGGTAACAATCAGGTTAAGGGTGCAAAGACATGCCCTAGAATTACCATTGAACTACAAGGATTCTATAATGGTGATATAGGTGTGAACAAATATATCATTGGTGATAAACTAGAGGGTGGAAATTACCAAGCATCCGAATTTCCTTATGAAACGAAGGATATAACTCTAGATATTCACCTGGTATCTAATACTCAAGCCGATATGAGGTTACTTCATAGTATTATGTATGAAGCATTACCTTCTCGAGGATACGTAAGACCTTATTATAATAACTTAGAAGAATGGGAAGATGGTCGGGTAGCACCAACAGGAAACCTATTTATCGAAATAGGTAATTACTATGACCACCCAGACGAGAGTCATGGTCTACTTGAAAAAGTATATCAGTATACTTGTAAGGATGGTATATTACCTGAGAAGCTTGCTGAAGAAGGCGAACTTGTACCAATTCAAGACATCTCAGTATTGATTGGATTAACCGAAAAGCCAGAATCCGATTTACTTAACCTTAACGTAAAATAGCTCAATACTAGAGGGTATTAAATAAATGAGTAATTAACTTAATTAGTATAAATATGCCTAATTCACCATCTGTAAATTTCGAGTTTAAGAACGAAAATGTTCTTCAAACTACTCCTATGTTAGGAGTTTCATGTGTATTGGCTAGAACTACTAAAGGTCCTTATGATGACCCGTCAGAACTCATCCAATCTTTCTCTCAATTCCAAAGAGTCTTTGGTTCTGAGATAGTACCAGATGGTTCTGTATCAAACATTGAAAAGGCTTTCAATGGTGGTTCTAAGCTTCGTGTTATTCGTGTACTTGGTAAGGGTGCAACTAAAGGTGTAGTATCTGCTGCAACAAGAGCTAAAGCTGCATCCGCTCCTAAGGCTGCTGAAGACGGTTCTCCGGTAGTAGCTTCTGCAACTCCAGAGGAACCCACGGCTTCTACTCTTTTCGAGTTTACTTCTGGTTCAGTTGCTGTTGGCTTTGGTTTGGTAACTAAAGGATATGGAGACCCAGTTGGTAGTGCTGAAACTTTCTCTGTGAATATTTACAAACAGGCTAACACGGTTTACTATCAAGTAATTAGTGCTAATGGCCAGGTACTTGAACAAGGTCCAGTAGTAACCTACAAAACTGCAGATGATAACAATGATACTTCTGTAGATTACCTTGCTCTGAGTGCATTTGCAAAGAACTCAGAATATATCGTTCCGGTATTAACTGAAAAGACAGAGAACATCAAATCTTGGAACAACTTCATCAAATGGTTAACTGATGATGTAGATGGGACAAGAAACCAAATTGATATTAAACTCAATGGTGCTGCTATCACTGCCGATGGAGTAAAATTGAATGGTACAATTGGTAGTGCCGGTAGTACTCCTATGGCAGACGAATGGATTGCTTCTCTGGAATTCGTTAAGGATTATGTAGATGTATATCAAATCTTCTGTTCACACATTGACCAACATCTTGAAGCATCCGCTGATGTACTTAAAGTACACAAGGCTGCAGTAGATATGGTTAAAGAACTGCAAGAATATACCTACTACATTGAAGTACCAAAATATACTACTCACTATACTCAGGGTGACCAACCAAGAGACTTGAAATCAATCATCACTTGGATTCAGACTTGCCTTGGTACTGTAGGTAACAGTAAGTATGTTGCTTACTTTGGTGGTGGTATTAAATACTATAATGCCGACGGTAACTTGGTAGATTCAGATGTTCTTGGTACCATTGCAGGATTAGGAGATGCTTCTGCTTCTCAGTTTGGACCTTGGAAATCATTTGCTGGTATGAATCGGGGCATTATCTATGATGGTAATGGTCCAGTATGCCCAAATTATGGTTCTCCTTCAAGAACTAAGGAACTCAATGAGTTAGCACAGAATTATGTAAACATAATCTGTATCAAGGATGTTCCTAACCAAGGTAAACAGACTTTGCTATGGCATTGTTTCTCTTCTCAGGTAAAACAAGATTCAGAAAGATTCCTTGCAATTGTAAGATTGAATCTGTATCTCAAAAAGAATCTTAGACCTATTCTAGAAAAGTATTTGGAAGAACCAAATATCTGGAACACTTGGAATAAGATTTATCTAGAAGTTAAACCAATGCTGGATAACTTGGTAGATGAAGATGCCATGTCTGAATACACCTGGATGGGTGACCAAGACGCTAACTCGTACAATGACTTATCGGTTAACAATGAAGCCGATGTTCGTCAAGGTAAATACAAAGCAATCCTGAAATTCAAGGATATCGTTCCGATGCAAGAAATCACTATGGGCATCTATATTGACCAGGCATCCAAGTCCGTATCTGTTCAGGACGTTAACGAATAAAATTAAGAAAACATGGGAGCAAAAGTAAAGAATCCAAGAAAGAAATTCCTTTGGAGTATCACATTCCCTAAGCACCCAATCAATACTTATCTGTTTCAAACTTGTACTTTGCCAGATGTAGAGATTGACCAGGTTGCTCATGGAGACGTTAACCGGGATGTTAAGACTGCCGGTAGAGTTACAGTAGGTAACTTAGTAGTTGGTAAATTGCAGACTACTGCAGGTTCAGATACATGGCTTCATGATTGGCTATATTCTTGCCAAGATATGATTGCTGGTGGAGGTTTGGTACCAAGCCAATACTGGGAAAATGTAATCGTAAATGAACTTGCTGAAGATGGAGTTTCCGTACTTAACACCCACCTCTTCGAAGAGGTATGGCCATGTAAGATTACAGGATTAGACCTGGATAGAATGGCTTCAGAGAACACTATCGAAAGTATCGAATTCTCGGTAGGTACTGTAGATAAGTATTAAAAACGCTTAGTCTATTTTCACTAAGATTTTTAGGTGGGAGGGGTGGGATTCCTAGAAAGGGCTCACCCCTTTCTTGTTGTTATAGCGAACACTATGAACTAAAGTATAACCAAAATAACTTATTTAACATGGAATTAAATTGTAGAACACATGAGTTCATAACCCCAGCAGGTTATAAATACTCAATCAGGGAACAGAATGGTGCAGATGAGGATATCTTATCTAATCCAATGGATGTAAGAAACCTTATGAACCTTACTAAGTTCATCCAGGCAATTGTAGTAGATACGGATTTTACTCCTACTCGTAGATTAACCGTAGAGGATGCAGACCGTATTCCTTTGAATGACCGTTACTGTATCTTATTCCAATCGAGAATCTTCTCATTAGGTGATGAGGTAGAATTCGAATATGATTGGGGCCAAGAAGGAGGTAAACAAGTTTATGGTCAATCATTAAGCGAAATGCTTTTTGAAAACTACGGAACTCTACCTTCAGAAAAGGAATTGGCAGAGAAACCTAATGCTATTCCCTACTATCCTGAACAAGGTAAACTTACAGATTATGAAGTAACTCTTTCTTCAGGCAAGGTAGTTAAATTCGATTTACTTACGGGTGCAGGAGAAAGGATGTTGGTTACTTTGCCGGTAGAAAAACAAACTCGTAATGCTGCCTTAGTTGCAAGGAACCTACATCTTCAGATTGATGGTAAATGGGAAAAGGTAGAAAGCTTCCATTTATTCTCAGTAAGAGACATTGCAGAGATTCGTAAAACAATATTTGAATATGACCCAGTCTTCGATGGTAACACCGATGTAGAACATCCAAGTATACCTGGAAGAATTGATAAATATCCTATAATGCTTTCACCGACTTTTTTCTACCTGACGGAAGCGTAGACCACCCAGGTACATTCACTTATATATGTAGAGCTGAGGTAGCCATTGACTATCTCAGCTTTTTGCGTCTTCCGTATCGAGAAAGGAAAAGATTTAAGGATATAGCCGATGAGTATTATGAAAACTTAAAAAAGAAAACTAGAAAATGATAGACAGAAGAAGCTTAGTCGAGGTCGGTGTTGCAATGGTATTAAGAGACCGATTCTCTAATGAGGCTGGCAGAATATCGAACTCATTTAGAACAATGATGAACGATATGAATACCTGGAATCGAGGTATTCAAATGTCAACTTCTAATGCTTTTGAGTTTGGAAAAGAATTGGTTGGAGGTATGGCAAGGGCCTACCAATATTCTGCAGGAGTATACGACCAAGTATTCTTAGCTTCTAAAATGTCTGGAGCTAATGCTGCTCAACAGGCAAGGCTAATGCAAGTTGCTAAGGAGGTCAACGAGGTAACACCTCTTACTGCTGCAGATATTGCATCAGGCGAAAGGTACTTGGCAATGGCTGGTAACAATGTAGAGCAAATCGAAAGAATGATTGGCCCTGCAGCTAAGCTAGCTTCTATCTTCAGTATGCCTCTTGGAGGGAAAGGTGGAGTTGCGGACTTGATGACTAACATCATGCAGACCTTCAATACACCCTCTCAAAATGCTACTCAGGTAGTAGACCAATTGGCAACTGCAGTAACCTCTGCAAATATTTCTCTAACAGACCTTGCCCAATCTTTCCAATATTCAGGAGCAGAATTTAGAAATGCCAAAATCAGTATGGGTGATGCAGCTGCAGCCATTGGAGTACTTGGTAATCAAGGTATCCAAGCTTCATCAGCTGGTACTGCATTAGCAAACATGATGCGCTATTTAACACTTTCCGTAACCGGGCAGAAAAAGGGAGGTGGTGAGATGCTAAAATCTTTAGGCATTGACCCAAAAACTCTAGTAGATGCCTCGGGTAATCTTTTGAGATTAGATAAGATTATATCTATATTGGGAGATAAACTTAGAGGTAAACGAGGAATAGATATCTCCTCTGCTCTGTTTAATATCTTTGGAGTTCGTGGTACAAGAGCTGCCTCAGCTTTACTTCAGGATTACTGGACTGGAGCTAATAAGCTTACTGAACTTATGGATAAGGTTGCAGGTGCAAGTGGTACAGTAGAAAATTTAACTCAAGAAAGATTACAAACTCCTGCAGGTATTATCGAACAGTTTAAATCAAACTGGGAGAACTTTATTGTAACTGCAGGTTCTACACTTGCCGAAGTTTTTAGCCCAGTACTTAAATTAGGTTCTGGTATCCTAAAGATTATTAACAGTATGCAAGAAACTTGGGCAGGTAAATTCTTGGTAAAGGTAGTTGCAACTGGTGCAGTAGTAGGTACTCTATATCAGGGATTTAAGTTTATTCAGGGTACTATCAAGATGATTAGTACCTTCCAGGCTTTAGCTACTTCAGAAACTAATGGTATGGCAGAAGGTATGGTAAGAACTAATGTTCAAGCTTCAATCCTTGAAGGTCACATGAGAAATATCTCAGCAATGATGATGAGAATGACTGCTATGCAAATGGCTCCAGGTAAATTCTTTGCATTACCAATGGGAGGTACCATAGGTAAAACCCGAAAAGGTACTGTAGTAGCAAGAGATGCAAGAGGAAGATTTACTTCAATGAGTACTCTTGCAGGAGCAGGGGTTGGAGCAGCAGTAGGTTCTACTGTAACTAAAACTGCAGGCCAACAGATTGCTAAGAAAGGTGCTATGGGATTTGGTGCTAGATTACTTGGTGGTAGACTTTTAGGATTCTTAGGTGGGCCTTGGGGACTACTAGCTTCTATAGCTATTCCTGCATTAATCGAAGTAATCGGTGGTCTTACAAATTCTGTGGATAAGAATACTGCGGCTTTAACCTCTGAAGAAACTAAAGCTTCCATTCAGGATAGAAATCAACAAGCTTTTGTTGATGCCGTTAGGAGTGCAATCAGAGATGGATTTAAGGATTCAAGAATTAATATATCAGTAGATGGAAATGAAGCTGGAGACTTTGCTCCTGGTGGCCAACAAGATTTTACTGGTATATCATTGGGATTAAACTAAACAATCATGGCAAGAATATTAAATCGGATAGCAGGTGGGGTTGTTGAAAAATACAATGACCTTACCAGAGATTCTGCAGGAGTTCTTACTGGCCCTTTAAATAAACTTTGGAGGGCCAGAATCTATCTCAATAGGGCAACTTCAACCTTGCCTAAAGATACTGCAGATAAGGGTAAAGTATATGACCCAAATAACCCATTCGGACCCAGAGCTAATTCAAAGAATCCTAAGTTAAATCAAAGGATTCAGGCTCAATATCGAATGGAATTAAAACATCAAATAGAAGGTGGAGTTCCATTTGGATACGAAGAAATGGACCCGGCTAAAGGCCAGAATGTTACGAAGAATAAAGAACTCTTCTTGGTAATGCCAGAAGTAAGAAACATGAATCAGGTAGTGATTTATAATCTTACTGCCAGCCCTTACCAATATATTACTCTTCAGAACAGACCAACTTCTGTTGACTTTAGAGGAGAAACTACTTGGGCAACAATTAAATCCATGGGACGTAATACTCCTATGTATCATTTTACTGGTAGTGAAGATATAATTCAATTCAATGTATCTTGGTTCTGTAATGACCCAGATAATCCAAAAGAGGTAATTACTAAATGCCGATTATTGGAAATGTGGACTAAGGCAAACTCTTATCAAGCAAGCCCTCCGATTTTAAAAATCGAGTGGGGTAGTTCTGGTATATTCGATAATCATCAGTACATTCTTACATCTGCAACCTATACCCTGAATAATTTCAGAAATGCTTCAAGGACTCGAGTAGCAGGTAAGTCATGTACAATTGAGGATTTAAAGTTATTGCCTGCAGCTGCAACTCAGGAATTAATCTTCAAAAGAGTAAGTGCTTATAACTTATCTTATCAGGATATTGTAACTGAAGAAGACTTAAAGAATACGAAAGGGATACAGATATGATAGACTTAAATCAATACATGACAGGAGCAAGTCCTTATGATGGAGCTATTGCTCTTAAGTATGATGAAGGAGATTATTCTTTAGAGGTAACTCCTCCTAATGTTCCTTATACAGATAACGATAAACAACATACTGTATTGGATGGAGAAACTATACAGAATATTGCCTATCGTTACTATGGTGACTCTGGTAAGTGGTATCTGATTGCCGAAGCTAATAATATCTTGAACCCTTTTCAAGAATTAGAACCTTATCAAATTTTAAGAATACCAATGTATGGCTGAAATTAGAAAACCTAACCAACCAATACTTTATAATGGAACAGCAACACCTTATATGGCTCTGTTCAATTCTGGAGGTATGCCTATAATGAATCCCATTACTGGCATACCTCTTGGCGCTTATATAAGTAATTGGAGCTACAAATATGATGAGGAGAAAGAGAACTTAGCTACCATTACATTTGATACTGGAGACCCAGATACGGTAGATATCGAAGACCTCCAGGAAAGCTCGATTATTTATCTTCAGTGGGGATACATATACCCTGATGGTCAATTTATCTCTAGCCCAGTACGCAGTATTAAGGTTAGAGATTTGGATTGTGTATTCGATTCCACTGGCACTCATGTGACGATTAAGTGTATAGATACAGTTGGAGATTTAAGATTCCAACCACCTTACACTCATTCAGATTTATCGGAATACAGTTTATCCAACTTTTTGGATAAGGGATGTAACAATGATATAGGCGTAATCATAGAAATATTTCAGTAATGGCTAAACAAGTAATAAGTAATAAAGTTTACGAGTCACTACAGGTCCCGACAGAACAAAGTCGAAATACTACTGGAAAGATACTTTACGCTAACAGGTTTAGTGGAGTAGCTCAAGTAGCTATGCCAAGTGATTTAAAGTCTCTGATAGATAGTGACTTAGGGTTAATAGGGAATAACATCTTAGTTCAATTAGAACAAAAGATGAAAGGGTATGCAAATGGTCCTTGGTATATTGATTCTAGGGATGGTGTAATATACATACACAATCGTAAGTTTACTCAAGAACCCGAATATACTTATATATACCAACAAGAAAATGGTGAGGTACTTAGAGTATCTTTCACTATGCAAAAGATAACTAAAAGGGTAAAAGCTCAATTAACTCAGACCATAGACCCTGAAGATAAGGGTTTAATTGTAGGTTCTACAGATACTACAGAACCTGAAAGAGAGAAGGAAGAGATACCTTTATTCAAATCTCCTCAAGATAATACTGAAGTAGTACCTCCATGGGATTATAAAACTGGGCAGAATTTTGGGTTGGGACATCCTCATCCCATTACTGTATCCCCAGAAATAATAGCTAGTCATAAACAGTATGAAGCTAAAGTAAAAAAAGCTAGTTCTGCAATAAAAGAGTACGGTTCTCAGAAACCTTACGTTGCATATAATGCAGGTAAACAAGAAGCATTGGGTAACTTAAGTACTGAGCAATATCGTGAGGCAATTAATACTGCTGTAAATAATCTACCGAATGATAAGAAAAGGGTTATTCAAGAAATCTTAAAGAACTCTAAGAACGGTAAAGAGTTAGAAAGTAATCTTAGGCAATTATTAGAAAACGAAAGATACTTATTTACTGGAGAATATAAAATGGAATACCTTGCAGAAGAATGGGTAGACCCAAGAGAATATGACCCAGAAGGTATGACACCTCTTTATATGATTGATCTTAGAGATACTCAGGGTAATAAATATAGGATTGCTTCAGCTAAGGAGCAATCTCAGAGAGGTATATCTGCTTTAGAAAAAGACCCCTGTATTATGGTATACCCAGATACCTATGAATTAAAATACTCTGGTGATGGAGTTACTACTCCTACGATGACTAGAAAGGTTAAAGCCAGGGTTAAGATACGAAGAATGAAGAAGGTACCTTTCTTAGTACCCATTTATAAATTGTATCATAATCTCTTTAGTAGATACGGCGGAGCAGATAAGGTTACTTGGGCAATGAATGCTAATGCCAATGGAGGTCTTAAGATATCCGAAAGAAAGTTGGTATGCCAAATGACTGTAGTAGGTAGACCTTCATTACAATCTTCTCAGATAATATCTTTAGAGAATGTAGGAAAAAGGTGGTCAGGCTTTTGGTATATCAAGTCAGTACAACATTCAATGGATGCAGGTCAAGGTTATCTCTGTACATTAGACTTGGTTAAGAATAATGCAAGGGATGGACAGACTACATCTAAGACCCAACTTAGTACTCAGGACATTGTAAGTAATGATGCTAAGGATTCTGCTAAAACTGACTTTGGTAAGAACAAGAAGAATACTGCTAATGCTTCCGATATTGTACATGACTTTACCTACAATGAAGTAGTATACTTCGTAGAAAGATACATGGATGATAAGGGTAGAATTATCGATAAGAAAGGTGCAGGAGAGTTCTTACAGAATAAGTTCTATTATGATGAGATAAATGCTAAAGACCCTCAGGCTCTTGCTGCAGGTACAGTTCGTACAGAAGGTACAGTAGTAACTTCAAATGGTACAGCAATCTATGGTAAGACCAATGTGGTAAAGGCAGACCAATCGAAGGTTACTCCTTCTATGAAAGAAAGGTATAACTTTGATGAGTTTAATTGGGCAATGAAAGCTTATGAACGATATAAATCCAACAAGAAATAATGTACTCAACAGCTAAACTATTAACAGAAGAGGGTATCGAAGGTTTAGGTAGATACTACTCTGTCTACCGTGGCATAGTGGTAGATAATAATGATACGGAGAAACATATGAACCGTATCAAGGTATGCTGTCCAGAAGTCATGGGTGGAATTATTACATGGGCCTATGCAAAAGGCCAACATGGTTCTATCAACAATGGGTTCAAGTACTTAGCTCCTAAGGTTGGAGATATAGTATTTGTTACTTTTGAATTTGGAGACCCAACTAAACCCCTATGGGAATATCATGGTTGGGGACTACAACAAATACCAGACCCTTTGGATGGTCCTAATAAAATGGGTATTATAACTCCAGAAGGAAATGTAATGGTACTAGATGATGATAATGGAAAGCTAACTGTTTATATAAATGGTGATGTAGGCCTTGCTGCTAGAGGGAACATTTCTATTCAAGCACAAGGTGATGTAAGCGTAGGTTCTGGAGATACAGTAATCTTAAATAAGGGGGAGAATCAAGGAGTAGTTAATATTAAAGAACTAACCGAGAAACTCAATAATACCATTAAAGAACTGGAAACTCTAAGAGCTCTATTCAATTCTCATGTACACTCTGGTGTAACTACTGGACCAGGTTCTTCAGGTCCTACCGTAACTCAAGCAAGTCAACCGTTCTCTACTTTCAAACAAGAAGATTATGAGGACATTAAATGTATACACTAATGGATAACTATCTTACTAACATTGTTGGAAAGGGTATGATATTCCCTATTCAACTTACAAGAAACGAAAATGGTGAAACAGGTTGGTATCCTGTTAATGGTGATATGGCTTTGGTAAGAAATAATATAAGCTCTATAATGTATTATTTAATAGGACAACGATTTCGACAGGAAAACTTTGGGAATCGCCTATGGGAATGTATAGAGGAGCCAAATACACAAGCCCTAAGTTTTATTATTAAAGAGTTTATTAAAAGCTCAATTGGTGCATGGGAACAAAGGATTACCTTTAAAGGTATTACCGTTTCTAGACGAGGTGCTAAAATAAACATAGAAGTTCATTATGTAGTTAATGAAACTTCTACTAGTCAGTACCTGTACCTGACCTACGATAAAAATGAAAATTCATTAAACTCTTATTAATATGGGAATCACTAATAAATGGCTCAACCCTTATCAGAGGTCTTACCAACAGATTAAGGCCAAGCTGATAGAATCACTTACGAATATCAAAGACAAAGATGGCAATGTACTCGTAACTGATTACTCGGAAGGAAATATCTTAATCATTATCCTTTCATTATTTGCGGCAATTGCCGAAGTTCTTCACTACTACATTGATAATATGGCAAGGGAATCATTCTTGCCTACTGCTCGTAAATACAGTTCAGTAGTTAAGCATGGTGCTTTGGTAGATTATCATGCAAGAGGTGCTATTGCAGCATCAGTAGATTTGGTAGTATCTCGAGATGTATCTGGAGATTCTATTGGTGCTAAGTTAACTATACCTTCTGGAACTTTATTCACAGACTCTAATGGTAACAAATGGCTATCATCTAGAGACGTAACTTGGTATGCTAATGTAACTACTTGTAAAGTTCCAGTTGTACAACACGAATTATATACGGAAAGCCAGATAAATGGTATGGTTATACCTTCAGATGAAAGGGTAACTATTACTCTTGGTACACTACCTAATGGTAAGTATTACGAACATGGAACTATGAGTATGAAGATTGGTGGAGAATCTTGGGTATTGGTAAACACCTTTGCTTACTCAAAACCAACCGATAAACATTTCATGGTTACCATGGATGAAGCTTTAAACCCTTATATCTTATTTGGTGATGGTAAATATGGACAGAAGCCAGCAGCTAATGCTAAGATATCTGAAGTTAAGTTCTACCTTACTACTGGTATCAATGGTAATGTAAAATCCGGTATGATTACTTCTGTACCTTCAGTTATATCTTCATCAGTAACGGATGCTACAGTATCTAATACTTATGCTGCAGGTGGAGGTTCATCCTATGAGAATTTTAGTATGCTCAAGGAACACATACCTTTGAGTGTAAAGACTATGGGAGTAGCTATTACCAAACAGGACTTCATAGACTTAGCTAAACTGGTTGATGGGGTTAGTAAGGCAAAGGCAGAATACGAATGTGGTAGAAAACTAATCGTTTATATATCTCCTGATAATGGTGCTACTGCTGACTCTAACCTTATTCAAAAAGTATATGATGTATTACATCAGAACTCACCACTTACTACTTGGTTAACCGTTAAGTCTGCAGGTAAAGTAAATATTATCTTGGATGTAGAAGTTACTGGGAAGAAGTCTTATAAAACTTCAGAAATACAATCACAGATTCTTAGTGCATTATTTAATGCTTATTCTCCGGAGAACTCAGACATTGGTGGCAGCGTAAGAATCTCTGATATCTATGCACTCATAGATAATCTTGAATCAGTAGATTATTTACACTTGAAGAAGTTCTATACTAAACCATGGCCTACTACCGTATATGGTAACAAGGAATTAATCCTTGGTCAATTCCAATTAGACGAGGCTAATGGTAGTATGTCTTACTTTATCTCTTTCTCTTCAGGTACTCAGTTTACAGTACGTTCAGTTAAGGGAGGCTTTTCTTATGATGGCCAAGTGGGTAAGACTACACAGATTAGAGATACTATAAATGGATTTGTATTTGCCTTGGATATCCAGAACAATGGTTATCAATCCGGATTTAGATATACCATAACCATTGCAGAACCTAACAAGGATTATACAGACCCAGGTTATAATATTCCGGTATTCGAAGACTCAAGTCAGTTAACACTTAAAGTAAATGAAATCGTATGACAAATCTTAAAAACCTAATTGATTTCTTACCTTTCGAATTTAAAGAGCAAGATACTTATAAAGTCGACGGTAAGGGCATATTAGAAAGATTTCTAGAAATTTGTGGTAACTATTTCCAAGAAGATATAACTAAAGATATTGATAATATTCTAGATATAATCGATATCGATAAAACTCAGCAGAGGTATTTAAATTACCTCTGGGAGTTCTTGGGAGCATTACCATTTGCTAGAACCGGAGAACACAAGGGAGTTCCCAACTTAAGTGATGAACAGATTCGAACTATCTTAAAGTATTCAATCTCATTACTTAAGATTCGTGGCTCAAGAAAGTTCTTCGAAATTCTTTTTAATATGTATGGGCTAACCTGTACAATTACAGACCCAACCGATGGAGAGATGGATAAATGGGAAAAGGTAGACCCCTTATATGATACCGATTATTCTCAGTACGACAAATACAACTATGATAAGATTTATGGTTGTGCTCAATGTATAGAGGTAGGTATTTCTATAAGCGGTCATGGGTTTACTTCCCCCACTCCAGAGTTCAAAGCTTTCAAACAATCAATTGATAAGTTATTCGATAGATTCTTACCATACAATGTATCTGGGAAGATTGCTTATGGATTTGATTTGGCTTACAATTATAAAATTGTAGCTGAACCTCTTATCAGTCCTGCAAAGATTGTAACAGGACATATAACAGAAGTACCCATTAGAGTAACCGTTACTTCTGATTACGATGATGCCGATTTAAGATATCAGATAACTGGATATGACCCCTCTGAGAATAAGTGGAGCTCAAAGAAATATGAAAGCGGTTCTATTTTCTATGCAAGAAAGGGTGACCAAAGATATTATTTCCGAAGTGTAGGAGATACTTCAGTAACTACCTATGTAGATATAGGTTTAGAATATTACACTAAATCTTATCACATATATGCCGACTTGGTAGAAGGAGGAACAGACCCAGATAATTTAGTAATTACAGGTACTAATCCAGTAATCAAAGTAATGGTAACTGCAAAGATGAATTATCAGGGAAATATTAAACCTGTATCCGTACAGTTACTTAATACCCATGAAACTAAAGATTCTGGTTCTGTTTGGGAAATAACTTCTGCAGGTACTTACGAATGGGTTATTGCAGACTTTCCTACAAAGAAGGTTACTCTAAAGGTAACGGCAATTGCTACTAACTATACGGTATTCTGTGAACCTCGGAATATAAATCTTACCAACGGTGAAAAGTCTTTGATAACTATTCGTTCTTCAGATCCTAACGAAGATACAAGTCAACTTATTGCCGTATGTATTTCAGACCCAGGTATTTTAGTTCGTAATGGTCAAAGATGGGCACCAACTACTACTGGTACATTCCAATTTAGATGTACTAAAGATGACTCAGGTAATGCTAGTAATTATGGTACAGTAGTAGCTTACAGATTAGGTTATACGATTAACTACGATATAGGCGTATCAAACAAACGATTAAACCTAAATGCTCAAGGTTCTGCATCAGTTAATCTTTGGGTTACATCGGGTATTTATTATTCTACTTTCGAAAGTGCAAACTTAGGTAGTTATTTTGATACCGAGGTGACCATTTACAAAAAGAATACCCAAGGTACTTGGGTAAAACTTGGTACTTTAGAATTAACTAATCGCTATGTAGTTGGTCCTGATTTCTACTATGGTAGAAGTATAGAATACCAATTTAGTGAGGCTGGAAGTTATAAATTTGAATCGGTGGGTGATGCTAGTAAGTCTGTAGAAGTAGAAGTACTTGCTTATATACCTACTCCTCAATCCTACTTGTGGTTAGAACCTTTGAATGAAGAGGATGAGAATTGGTATGAATTAGAACCTTACTCTGAAGCTGAAGCAGATGCAGGAAAGTATATCAAGGCAGGCTATCAATTAACCAAATCCAAGAATTGCCAATTCTACCTACGTTGGGGAGATGGTGGTAATAGGATAACTGGGATTGACTTAGAGGGTTCATCTGAGAAATATAATTCGAACACTCTTATCACTTTCGATAAAGCAGGTAATTATGAGTTTTATTATCAAGGTTCAGTAGTAAGCCTTACGATTAAGGATGTTATACCTAAGTATATTTTAACTTGTAATCCAGTAAGTGCAGAACTAAGCAAAGATGTACAAGAAGTATCTACTATCGTAACCTGTACTTCAGATACTGGAGAAGTTTCAGATATTGTATATGAGACAGCTCCGGATGTGGTTCATCCAAGCCCTTATCAATTCTTTACTAATTTACCAGGTAAACATACTTTCTATGTGAAAGCTAATCCTGCAGTTAAAGCAGTATTCATAGTAAACCTGTTGGATGTAGTTGATAAGACAGAACTTACTTGGGAATCCAATGATATTTCGGAACAAGGTATTAATATATTAGTTCCGGAAGGAACAGAATGGTCACTTAAAATAGAATAAACAAAATGGAAAGCAGCTCTTTTAACACATTACTTAAAACTGGTATCATTGGATTCACTTCTGAATGTTATGCCATTATCTTTGATTTGAGGTGGATGATTTTATTAGCCCTTGTACTAATACTTACAGATTTTTGGTTTGGGATATCTGCAAGTAGGGCAAAGAAGATTGAAATAAGAAAATCTAGAGCCGGGAGAAGAACTCTTAATAAAATCATTGATTACCTGTGTTACATCTTACTGGGTGCCGTAATAGGTAAAGCCATCGGAGAACCTTACGGATTAAATCCAATAACAGTATCTATAACGGTAATGGTATTATGTTACTGTTTTGAAATAGATAGTATTTATAATCATATCTGTACTTTACATGGTGTAGAAAAGAAGTACAGTATCTGGTCTATCTTTTGGAAATTGATAACCCTCAAGCTCAAGGCTGTAGGAGAGGCTTTCCAAGATATGAAAAACCAATCGAAAGAATATAAGAGTAATAACAATAACAAAGATACATTATGAAAACCTATTTTGATTATGAAGGTATAATAAAGTCTAAGGATACAGCTGAAGCTATAGCTGCACCAGTAGGCATTGGCCCATTTTGTGGATTTGGTTCTGCAACGATTGTAAATAATGCAATCACTCTCTTGCCTAATGGAGAACCTACTTCTCCTGCATATCAAGCAATAAAGGATAGAATCCTTTCAAGGTATATGACTAAAGCTGCAGATTCTGGTGAAGGACCAGATACAAATTTTGGTTGTATAGCAAGGGATGGTACAATCTATATTTCTGATAGTGCTAATATTAGTATACCTAATATTGAAGGCTCAAAGGGTTCTAATGAGGATGTGATTGTATTTGCTTACCATACACCTTTGGAAGAGCCTGTACAGAACCCAGTACAGTTCAGAGCTTTCTGGAATGAATCCAATTCGTTCTATTCTCTGTACAAGAAATCAGTAGACCCATTATACCCAACACCCAAGGATTCTAGAAACCTGTCAAAAACAAATGTATTAGAAGATAATGAATTATCATATGAGTCTCTAGTGAATAGAGCTATGGCTTCAGTATCTCAAGGTTTGGTAGACAAATCCTCAATGGTATTAATTGGTATATATGGGCAAGGTACTAATTCAATGGATAACTCAGTAGAGAAATATTCTATTGTTCCTTATGCAGGAAAGTTTCCCCAACCAGTAGAATATAATACTGCTATCCATGGAATGCAACAAGCCAATATAGAAACTCTCTTACGACTATTGCAAGGATTCCCAAACTTTGATATCAAGGCTTACATTGATGAAAAGCTTGGTGGTATGGCAGGAGCTAATATACCAAGAGGACTAATTGCCATGTGGAATGGAGTTTCCGTACCAGAAGGCTGGGCTTTATGTAATGGTCAGATTGTAGAAGACTTACAGACACCAGACTTATCGGGTAAGTTTATTGTTGGCTGGTCATCGGGTAATGAGGATTACAATTTGATTGGTAATACGGGTGGCCAAGAAAAAGTAACTCTTTCAACTCAAGAGATTCCATCTCACGTTCACAATTTCGCAGATGCTTACTTTATCGAGGCTCAGTCAAATTTGGTGGGAGCTAATGGTACTCAATGGATTGGTAGTAACCTTTCTGGTAGTAATAAAACTGATAGAGATAATTCTTATGTATGCCTATGGGACCATGATACCAGGGCTGCAGGTGGAGGTCAACCTCACGAAAATAGGCCACCTTACTACGTACTGGCATACATTATAAAACTATAATATTATGTCTTAACTACTTATATTGTTGACAAAGAACTTTTAATTTATGGATTATAGGAGAGGGACGTTGGGAAACGCCCCTTTTCTTTTGTGTTTAGTAGTGAAGTTCTTCTTTAGCTTTCTCTTCCCAATATAAGATATCTTGTTTGAGTTCTCCTATGTATTTAACCGACTTCTTAGTTCTAGGCATATCAAAGAACTCAACCAGCATTATATTGGTGATTCTTTCTCCATCTTTAATTCGTTCTTTAATATAAGGAGGTGGAGTAAGTAATACTTCAAATACCATATAAGCATCTGGAGATAATTTCTCTTTCATATACTTATATAATAATTCAAGCATTTCTTCCTTAGCCTTAACCTCTTCATCGTCATCTTCTAACTCTTTATCATTATCAAATAAGTCTTCAAGTTTAAATAGGTTCTGATTGTATTCTGCAATCTCTCCATAGGCAAATCGAAGAAGCTTATTCTTAAATGTAGCAAGAGAAGAAAGGATTCTTGCTTTAAGATGTTCTTCACTACAAGTACCGTAGTACTTATTAAAAACAAATAACATTTTATCCCAGAAATAAGAAGATATTATATCTGGAGTAAGGTTAAACCTTTTGTAATCAATCTGTTTGGTAAGGTTCCGAATAACTGGTTTACAAACTTTGTATAACCGATTAAACATTGCTTCATCATAATCCTGCATAGGTTTTAATCTATGAAGCTCTGAACCATTGTTTCCATTACATTTCTTCATATTCTTTAAGTATTTCGTTATGCAAATATAATAAATATATTTTATATAATATAAGAATATCAAAAAATTTCACCAAGCGGCTGAGGATAAGAAGACTAGATATTGTGGACATGAGTTCAGAACTACATGAGGACTATCAAAATCTATTAGTATATAATATTGCAATATAATAATGTATGAAAAAGAATAAAATTAAATTTAGCTTTGCACCTGACTTTCAGTTAGAGATTCTCAGGTTCATCATTCAAGATAAGGAAGGAGGTTTAGTACTAAGCAGAATAAAACCAAGCTACTTAGTACTTATCGAACATTCCTTAATATGTGAGGGTATACTTAAATATTTTAAAAAGCAAAGAAAGATACCATCACAGAATGTCCTTAAACAAGTACTCAGAGAAATGCTAGAATCCAAAAACTATGTTGACCTGGTTACTAAGGACGATATCCCAAACATTGAGAAGGTTATTAAAAATCTTTATTCAATTCAACTATCCGATTCAGAATATATTAAAGAGAAAATCTATCAGTTCTCTACCTATGTTGAAATGAAGAACTTAAATGATTCATTCGACTTAGATAACTTCGAACAATACGAAGAATACTCGAGAAAGGTAGAGAAGGTATTACAAAGAAGTAGACCTAAACAGGAAGATGAACCTTTATTCATGATTCGGGATGTTACAGAACGTCAATTTAAAAGACAGGCAGAACCTTCAGTAGTACCCTGTCCATTTAGGCAACTCAATGATTTAACGAATGCTGGAGGATTCCCAGGTGCATCAATCAATGTAATCTTGGATAAACCCAAAGCAAAGAAAACATTCTTCATGGTAAACCTTGCAAGAGGTTATCTTAGAATGAAGAAGTCAGTTTATTACGTGGATACAGAAAATGGTCAAGAACAAATCATGGACCGTTTCATTCAATCAAGTATCAATAAAACTAAGAAGGAATTATATACTGGAGATTATGATAAACTCGAGGCTAAGCATTTAAGGAAACTTGCAAGGTTTGGAGTTGAATTAATCGTTGAAAGAGTACCTGCATTGATTACTGATTGCAATTATATAAGGGAGAAGATACTTACTCTTAGGAGCCAGGGAATTGATATTAAGGTATTGATGGTTGACTATGCAGGAAAGCTTGCTTCTATTGCAAAAGATAAAGAGGATTTCGATAGAATTTCAAACGTATATATTGACTTACAAAACTTAGCAGAAGATTTACATTTGGATGTTATATGGACTGCTCATCATATTACTCGTGAAGGTAAAAAACACCAGACAACTAAATATGATGAGAATGACATATCTGGTTCTATTGCAATTGTACGTAATGCTCAATTTATAATGGGTCTTAACAGTACAGAGCAAGAAGAGAAAGATAACATACTTCGTTCAGAGATTGTAGTACAAAGGGATGGTCTTCCTTCAGGTAGAGCTCTATTCAAGTGTGATGTAGAAAGGCAAAGATGTACAGAGTTTACTAAAGAACAAAGAAAGAACTACGATGAACTATACGGTAAAAAACTTGAGGAATCTTTTAAGAAAGGTAATCCTGATGCTGATTCCAAGAACAGAGAAAGGACAACTGGAGATATATAAATGCAAACTCGGTATTCATGATTGGGTAACCGAGCATTGGTGGGAAACCAGACAGAAACCCAGGAAGGCTATCTTTTCAAAGAAAGGCGGTAGGAAGAGGGCTCAGTATTATACTAAATATTGTACGAGAACTTACTGTAGAATCTGTGGTAAAAAGAAAAAGAGAAATGAGAACTAAAAAAGTAGAAGTAGTAAAAGACAGATGGACTGATGGATTAGCTTTAGAAATATCTCATAATGGTTGGCAAACAACTTCTATCAGTAACTAGACGTTGAGGATTTAAAGAGAATACGAAAAGTAATTCGTAAAGCAATTAGAAACCATGAAAATAACAAATCAGTTTAAGTCTAGACTTAAGACTTATTTTATCAAGAGGTTAGGTGCTTTTGAATATCGAAGAGGCTGGATGAAACTCCCAGTATGCCCTTACTGTCACAGAGAATTAAAAATGGGAGTTAACTTATCAATGTATAGAACCAATTGCTTTAGATGTAATGAACATCCGAATCCTTCTCAATTGGTTATGGATATAGAAGGATTCGATACATACCATGAACTAATTAATTTCTTAAATAGTGGAAAATTTGATGAGCTTGAATTTCACGAAGAAAAGGTTGAACTTGCAGAAGCTAAGCCTTTGTATCTACCCGAAGGATTCAGAATCCTTAACCTTGGCCAGTCACAAGTTGCAAAAAGCATTAGAGGATATGTCAAAAGCCGTGGCTTTGTCATCTCTGAGTTGTCTAAGCATGGAGTTGGCTATGCGACGAAAGGGGCTTACTTTGGGTACCTTATTATACCTTTCTATTACAGAGGACAACTTAGATATTATAACGCGAGAAATGTTATCGGGCAAGGTCCTCGGTATAACAACCCTAACAAAGATATCACGGGAGTTGGCAAAGAATTTATCATATTTAATTATGATGCGTTGGAGATGTATAGGTCGGTATACATCTGTGAAGGTGCACTCAATGCCCTTACTATTGGGGATAGAGGAATTGCCACAATGGGTAAAGCTATATCTGGATATCAAGTCAATGAATTACTTAAATCCTCATGCGAAAGATTTATTATATTGCTGGACCCAGACGCCAAGAAATACGCAATCAATCTTGCGCTCAAACTTGTTGCCTATAAAAAAGTCAAGGTGGTGTTTTTACCAGAAGGAAAAGATGTAAACGATTTAGGGAGAAAGGAAACTCTTAGGTTAGTATATCAAACAAGGTATCAAAGTTATCAAGATTTAATTCAAATCCGAAACTCTTTGGAGTAAGGATTACCTATTATATTATATAACTTAAAATATTAATGATATGATGAAGATAATCGATTATGTAGTTAAGACTTCAATAGTTTTGGCTGCTCTTTTAATTATGGGATATTTCTTCCCAGTTGTAAGTTGGTTTGAAAAACCCCAACCAAGGAAGAATATGGTTTTCAGATGTGAGATGGTTGATGGTAAAGTTAGGGATTATACTTTAAACTTACCCGAAAATGTTACTTGGTATGTAGGTACCAATAGAGGTTCATATTATGTATCATTTGGTTCTCCCACTAAAAACCTTTATGGGAAGAAATGCCCAATAGATAATAACGAGGGTTGTATTAATGGTGTTTTAGTTTGTAAAAGAGTAAAATGAGAGAACCCAGTATTCACATTACTAAGTCTCAATTTGAGGAAATATTAAATACCTTAGAGGTAGATAACTTCCCAGTTGAGGCTTTTTTTGTTATTGCACGAAAAGAGGCAATAAATACTAGAGCAGTGGTTGTTTCTAATAAAGGGACAACTAAGAAAGTAACTAATATATTACTAGCATCTAAGGGTAATGCTTCCCTTGTTGCCGATATATTATATGCTACTCGTATAAAGCTTAAGCATAGAGGAGTTCGTAAAATAAACGAAAGTAATACAAGGGAATGGGCTTTATGTAAAAAGCTTGCTGAGATATGTAATACCTTTTGTGAGGATTTTAAATTTGATACTCGGGAAGGATTTATTAAATACATTGAGACGGGTTTAAAGAGGATGACAGATTATCGTAATGTTATGCAAAGGTTAATATCCATGCAGGATAACATTACTAATCAAACAGAAGCTGAGATTAAATTACAGTCAGCAGATTTAGAACTCACTGCTAAGGTACATGATTACTTTGTAAGTAAGATTGCTAAAGCAACTGGTATATATGAATCATATGAAAAGAATCCTGAAAAGTATGTTCACTTTGCTTATGTAGCAGCATTCTTAGAGGAAGAAGGTTGGGATTATAAGGATTTCATAGATGCTCAGTTTGAATCTCTAGCATGGTGTAATGGTCTACCAGATATTGCTCAGTTATATACTGATAAAGCAGTAGAAAGGTATAATAAGTATTTATATAAAAATAAGAATAAAAAATCCTTAGAGGAACCTCAAGTTGAGGGCTCTCTCTGGGATAAGATTAATAATTAAAACATAACGTTATGAAAGCTTTAAAATTTTTAGGTAACAGAGTAGATGATTCTACTAAGAAAGGTGTAACTGTAATTATCAAATGAGTAGGATAATCATACAGAATGGGAATATGAAAGATAATATACCAGGTTGGCCTTATTATCATGTTTCTAGGGATGGTAAGGTATATTCCAGAAAATCGGGTAATTGGAAGTTACTTAGAGGAGGTATAATAAAGGGAGATCCAGCTGTAACCCTATCAAATCATGGTAATCATTTATCTCAAAGGGTTTATAGATTAGTGGCTTTGGTTTATTTACCAAAGCCTTCTTCTACTAAACTAGTTATAAGACATTTAGATGATAACCCTTTGAATAATCATGTAGATAATCTTAGATGGGGCACTCAAAAACAAAATATGGAAGATGCTAGAAAAAATGGTAAATTAAGAGGGTCTTCTTGTAAAGCTTCTAGAGCTAAGTTATCTAAGAAAGATTTAATCCTTATATTTAAGTTAAAGGCTAAAGGCCTATATTATAAGGACATAGCTAAAAGGTTAGGCGTATCAGTAGGTACAATAGGAAGAGTTATTAATAAAAAATCTTATAGAGATGAAAATATTGATAGAAAACGGTAATGTTTGTAGTTTAGACTTACCTCTTAAGTTCGCACAGAAACTCTATGCAGAGTTTGCCATTCGTCATCCAAATGCTTTCTACTTACGTA